CATGACCGCCCGAAAAACAAAGGGGTCAGTAGTATTGTTGAATTGATTGTTGTTGCGGTCGCGCTGCGCTGATACCAAAAAAGCCCGTTGGCGCGCACTCCCCCGCAATGCCGGGTGGTTTATAATGTCGGAAATGCTGGGGCGTTCTGTGGGGTCTGAGCTGTATATGCCACGGTAGAGTTCGTCGACGGCGTTATTAACCGCCGACTCTTGCGCGTCGTCTGCCGCTTTTTTCAACCGCCCGGCCTCCACACGCTCTGCGGTCTGCGCCATGCGGACCTCGCCTAGCAGACGTTTCGTGTCGTCACCATTTAATAATTTGCTGTAGACACCGTCCCTAAGATTGGCTTCGGCCCGAAGCGGGTCCAGGCGAATTTCACCACGAACGGTAGCCTCGCCCAAATCGGATAACGCCTCCTCTCGGAGCGTCTGTTTGACGGTATCGTTGACGGACATGCCATCGATGGTCGCCAACTGTTCTGCCAACACATGCTGTAGTTGCGTCGGGTCCATCTCTAGTGTAGTTGTGGCCGCCTGTAGCCCCACACCGTAGTCGGCCACGGCCTTCTTGCCTCTGGCCTCGGCTTCGATAGCGATGGCCCGGACGGCCAAGTCTCCACGCAGGATCACCTGTCCTTCTGCCCACGCCCGTCGCCCAGCCCCCGTCTTATACTGATCCGCAGAGTCATCGGTGAAGGTTTGAAAGTCCTTGATGATGTTAGCAGTGAAGTCTACGCCACCGGGTCCCATGTTCTCGACGCTGGCATAGAGATGCTTCGTCCACTCGACGCGCTTCACGGAAAGCTGTTTCCTAACCTCGGACAACTCTTGCGTTTCGGCCCGCTTTTCCATCTGTTTGCCAAGCGCGGCGATGTCTTGCCCGACTTGCTGCAAACCTGCACCACTACCAAAGGTGGTCGCTCCCGCGCGGCGTGACTGTATCTGTCCGCTTGCATTGGGTGAGGCCATAAATAGCTTTGGCATTAGGTCAAATCCCTGCGATGGTGGCCGGCGTGGGGGTGTTGTATGGCGTGGGGGTGTTGTATGGCGTGGGGGTCAGCTTGCCGGCGCCCTTCAGGAGAGACCCGGCGGCACTCATGTATCCAGCCTTCTGGGCCACCTTGCCCTCAAAGCGGTCAAGCGCAGCGCCCCTCTCCAGGCCAAGCGCCTGTAGTTCGCCGCCGTGCATGATCGTCAGCGCCTCTAGTTCTTCTTCCATCGCCTGATCTTCCAGCACGTCGAGGGATACTTGTGCGTTTCGTAACCCGCCCTGTCGCCGCGCGCCGATACGGCGTTGGCGCTCGGTGTTTTCAGCAGCAGAGGCGCGGGCGCTACGGGCGTTTGCCTCCCCAACAGCCGCGTTGAAGTTGCCTGCCTTGCGGGCAGCATTGCCCGCCGCGATAGAGCCCATGGCGGACACAGCCATTGATGCAATCAACAGCGGTTCCATGCCGGTCATTAGATTATTCTCGCATACAGCGCGCAATCGCCGCCGTCTGGTCTATAGGCCCGCATACGCTCTGCCTCCATCTTAAAGCCCAACATCTTTGCCCAACGGTGGCCCGGCTCAAAATCACAGTCCACGGTCATCTCAATCCGTTGCAAGTAGCACGCGCTCAGAAACCGCCGCACGGCCCTGTGGACCAAAATGAACTTCTCCTCTGCCGCGTACTTGGACAAATAGGCCCAGGCCATGCCGCGCCCCTGCCACATGTGCACGACACCCGCGCAGCCCAGGGGCACCCCGTTGTCCTGCATCGCGGTGAAGGCCCACGTCTCGTTCTCAAGCGCGGATGCCTGTTGTGGCGTGATCCAGTTGGACAAATACGCCTGTCCTTCCTGAAGGCAGACTTGCTCCAAGTGTTCCGCGACGTATGGGATTACGTTCATTGGCGGTCCTGCGTTTCTATCTGCGGCATGAATGCCTCAACCGTCATGGGTAGAGGCTGATCCTGCCGAATACATATTAGCGCATCGCTGCTGTACTCACTATCCCAAGGAACCTCAACGTCGCCATCGAAAAGCGCGGGCGCTGTGTCCATCGAGTCGCCGCCAGAACGGAAGATAAACGGGTCCAGGTCTGTGAACTTCGGCCCGAACTTGCCACCGAGCGTCTGGTAGAACCGAACGATAAGCCGTGTGATTCTCTGTAGTTTGCCACCGGCTGTGCCGTTCCGGGCACCAACATCGTAGCGAAGCGTCTGAAGGTCGGACACATAACCAAGCCCCACGGTGGCGCGGGATGTCTCGGCCACTGTGATGGCACCGGATGCAACCACCACATCAACCAGGGGCGCACCCTCGGACAGTACAGATACGGTCTCGCCCTCAAGGTGCGTCAGTCCGCTGATGCTGGTTACGCGCTCACGAGCCTTGCCGCCCGTCTGATAGGTTGTGAATGCTGTCGTGCTTAAATTCACGCCTGCACGCGTTGTCAGCTCAAATGTGTTGGTCGCCACGTTGGCAACCTTGTAGACCTTGCCGTTGACCTCGGTCATGCCAGAGACGCCGGTGATCCTGACGAGATCCGCGTTACTGAAGCCGTGGCTGGCCGACGTAACCACGCCGGGGCTGGCCTTCGTAATGGCCGTGATGGTCTTGGGCGTGTCCAGCGACAGACCGCTATCGACGTAGAACGCATCCTCTTGGTTGTTCCCGTCGTCCCAGAAGCCCTTCATGTACTCGATGTAACGCTTGGTCCCGCCGTTGATGTAGCGGTTCACCACCATGTACAACTCGTCGCCGGTATCCTCTGCATTGGGGATAGACGTGATGCTCTCGACCTTGGCCGCCGCAATGCCGAACGCATCACTGGTGCCGCCAATGGTGTGGCGGTGGAAGCCGATAATCTCCTGAAAGCGGTCGTAGGTCATGCCGACCAACGCGCCGTCAGTCAGGCACGTCCAGACAATGCTCTGCGGCTCTGCCTGATAGGCCATCTGGACGATGCCGCTCTGTGCAATGTGTTCTGCAATCAGCGTCATATCCGGGGCGCGGAAGCCGTCGTCCTCAAAGACATAGGCAAGCTCGCGCAACTTCTTCTTTGACTTCTGCGCGAACACCAGTGTTCTTCCGACGCGGGCCGGAACAATGTTTGCACTGCCAAAGGCGCTCGACCGGGACGCCGATATATTGGAAGGCGTAAGATTGCCGCCGCTGTCGGTGGGCCGAACGATCCACTCGCCGCCAACGGTTCCAACGATCAAACCCTTTTCATCATCAGCCATCCAGCGGATGACGTTCACCGTATCAGCCGACAGGGTGGTTACGGCGGCGCTGTCATCAAGCACCGCGCCAGCAGCGTCGGTCGGCGCGAAGTTCTCGAAGTCGCCTGTGCGGCTTAGATCAATACGCTGCGGCGTGTCTGTGGCTCCGCCGAAGGTCAGGCGGTTCTTGTGGAAGGTCGAGACGGCGGGGAAGCCCGTCGTGGTGGACCAGATGCCGAGCCGCCACGTTGCCGTGGCCGTAACAGCCGAAGCGTCGGGGCCGTCAATGGCTGCCACCACGATAGTCGTGCTGGTACGCGCTGTGATGGTCAGGAACGTCCAGTTGTTCGCAGCATCTTGCCAGCGTATCAGGCGGCCAATATCGGTGGTCTGGAAGCCCGTGTTGTTATTGATGCCCGTGATAGCAGAGGCGGTGACGTTGACCGAGCCAGTGGTGGCCGACAGCAGCAGCGTGGTGGTGGTGACGTTTGTATTGAAGTACGGCCCATCCGAGAAGGTGATGTTGGTGATGGTCCAACTTGTATCGGATAGCCTTTCCAGCTTCCGCGCCGGGTAATTTGGGTGCGTGATGTAAAGCACGTCGGCGCTCTGGGAGAACTTCAGGGCAAACAGATCCGCCTCGGCATACAGCGTGACTAACTCAACTGCCGTGCCGGATACAATCTGCCCACGGTTCTTGATAAACCGGACATACATATCTCCGAACTCAAGGATGTATGCCTGTTCCGTGGAGAACTCAAAACGCACAACCCGTGTGGACTTGCTGCTGTCCTTGACCTCGACGATGTGTGCCGTGCCCGGACGACGCTGCGCTGGTCCCTGCAATAACGGGATGAAGTTCAGGCACGTCTTTAGGCCCGTGCTATATGTTTTTAAGTCGGGCCGCCCATAGACCAGCGGCGACACCTCGCCGCCGTTAAAGTTTGATTGCAGATGGGCCGCGACACTCATCTACAGCCTCGCCGTGATCCAGACATCATCCGGCAACTCCTGCGCCGTGCGCTCGAAGGCATTGACCTTCCGCGCCCCACGCTGCGCCGCAACGTAGCGGTTCTGCGCCGTGATGGTCTTCTTATTGGATTGGGTGAGCTTCTCTGCCAGATCGGTAGCAATGCGCGCCACAAGCAGATCAACAAACGTCTGGTCGAAGGCGTTGGGGTCTGTCTGACGGTAGATGTATATAATCTTCAGGGGGGCAGTGTCGTCCGTCAGAATGTGGCCGTCCTCAATCTGAAAGTCGTTTTGTTCCGCTGTCGGCAATAGACGCAGGAAATCCGCAGGGAGCGGATATTGCAAGGCAAAGCCGAACGCGGGCACAGTGCTGGATGCGGCCAGGGACGCCCGCTTGCGGGCGAAGTTCCAAGGATGTGCGCGTAGCTCGCTGTCGCGCGCGTGGGCATAGACACGGTTGCTCTCGCGCGCCGGCGTGCTGTCGTCAGCCAGCGACGTGATCGTACTGGAACCGAGCCGCTGCAATGCAAGATTTGCGATATCGACTTCTGAGGGCACTAGAGCACTCCCGCGCAGATTAAGAAGCGGTGGAGGCGGAGCCCTCGCCAAAGCTACTTAGGAAAAGACAACCGTGTTCCACGATGAAGTGGGGAGAGGCCGGAGCCCCTCCCCGGTATCATTCAGTCAACAACGTAGTTGACGACCAACTGGATGCTGCCTGTCAGCGTAGCGCCGCCAGTAACAACCGTC